ATGGTTTGTTTTCAATGATAGTGACATTATACCGTTAGATTCAGTACCGGATAACTTTATAAATGATTTAATTGATTATGCAATTAAACATCATAGATCTAAAGTAGGAATGTCAATTAAAATTGATGATTTAGATTTATCATATCCATTAAATGTGTGGGTACATGGATATGAATCCAATTATTGGACTAATGGAATTATTGATGGTGATGTAGAACTTTATCCACATCCTATAGATACGACATTTGCAGTGCATGCTCCTAATGTATTACCAACATGGAGTAATGATACATTGCGAGTAGGAGTACCATATATTGTTAAACACGCTCCGTTTTACTACGATCCGGAAAATTTACCTGCAGATGAAAAATATTATTTAAAACATATGAATAAACAAAGTAGTAATTGGTCAAGTAAAGTAGAAATAAAATGATAAAACTAAATAAATTTGGAGTTAATTTTGTAGTAACTCCTTCGACTCCGGAATTAGATAATTTCTGGCAAAACATATATCAAACTATTTGGGAAAATGATACTTTTAATTCAATAGTACCGCATCTGCAAAAAGATAAAGTATTTATTGATATCGGAGCATGGCAAGGACCAATATCGCTAGTAGCTCAGCATTATTCCAAACAATGTATATGTTTCGAACCAGATCCATATGCGTATGAATATTTAGTAAAAAATGTGAAAGCAAATGCATTTGATAACATACAATGTGAAAATTTAGCAGTTTCAGCCGAATCTAAATTAAACATAGGCGCAGATGAATTAGGAGGTGGCGTTTCTAGTTTTACAAAATCAAACAACAGCATCGAATGTAAAACTATATCAATCGAACAAATATTTAAAAAATACAACTTAACTCAAGATGACATATCTGTTATTAAAATAGATATCGAAGGTTATGAATGTGAACTATTAAAAGATCCTTTTTGGAAAACATTGAATGCAAATTTACATATTAGTTTACATGGATTATTTTTTCAAGATAAAACAAAATATTTTAATGATTTACGAGAATATTTTGGTAAAGATTTTATGTTTAACGAACATGCAGATACACAAGAAATTTTTATAGGAAAACGATGAAAACGGTAGCATTATTTGGAGCAACTGGTGGTTTGGGGAAACAACTATTGCCTTTATTACAAAAAAAATATAACGTTATAGCAATTGGATCAGCTGATGTTGATGTAACTAATTATAACGAAGTTAAAACATTGTTTGATACAAATAAAATTGATATTGTTGTTAATTTAAGTGGTTATAATTTTGATTCATTTGCACATAAAATCAATATTGACCAATTGAACAAACAAATTGATATTAATATAAAAGGAACGGTAAACATAGTTTCAAATTGTTTGCCAAATATGAGAGAACAACAATTCGGCCGAATAATATTAGTATCTTCAGTATTAGCAGACAATCCTGTTATTAGTACAAGTATATATTCTGGATGTAAGGGATTTGTAGATAGTTTTACCAAAACAGTAGCATTAGAAAATGCAATTAAAAATATAAATTGTAACAGTTTACAATTAGGATACTTTGATGGAGGATTAACATATAAAATTCCAGAAAACTTTAGAGATGCAATTAAAAATAATATTCCTGCAAAACGTTGGGGTATAATTGTTGAATTATACAATACAGTTGATTATTTAATTGAAACTGGTTATATTACAGGACAAAATATTAATATTAGTGGGGGTATTATCTAATGATAGAAGCAGATGAATTAATAATTGGAAACAATGTTAAATTTGGAAAAGATGTTAATATTAAAGTACGTGGTCGTTTGGAAATAGGAGATAATAGTATTATTGGTGATAGATTTACAGTAAATGCTGAAAATATATCACTAGGAGAATATTTTTATAATGGACCAACCGATTCTAGAGGCATGGTTATAGGGGGAGGTAGTTCAAATTTTCCATATGCAAATCTTAAAGTTGGTTCTGGGGTGGTGTGCCATACTGGACATATCAATTTAGCAGCACCAGTAACTATAGGAAATAATGTTGGATTATCACATGATGTTGATTTAATTACGCATGGTTTTTGGTATTCTGTATTAGAAGGATATCCTAGAGTATTCAAAGAGATTAAAATTGGTAATAATGTAATTGTTGGTTGGAAAACGATTATTATGAGTGGTGTTGAAATTTGTGATAATGTAGTAATTGGTTCACACTCAACAGTAACCAAATCATTAAAGATTCCAAAAGGAATATACGCGGGCTCTCCAGCTAAATTAATTAAAACAATTACAGAACCTACATTAGAAGAAAAATTTATAATGTTAAATGAGTTAGTAGCTGACTTTAATGATTTAATGTCATATTATGAAATTCCAGAATATACCATCTCTCACAATTATCCAACATTAACCATTAATAATTTAGAAATCAATTTAATTGACTTTTCATATAAAGGAGAGCATGATGCAATTACAGATGCATTTAGAGATTTTGCTAGAAGATATGGTATTAGAGTATATGCCCCTCAAGGATATAAATTTAATTTAAAACGTAAATGAAATTTTTAAACTTTAATCGAGTTCTTTGTTTAAGTCCACACCCTGATGATACTGAATATAGTATTGCTGGAGTTGTACTCAAACACCAAGACACTCATTTTGATATATTATGTTTGACTCAAGGAGGTGATTGTGATAGTACTACTGGCGAAAGTCGTATTCAAGAAGTTTTAAATTCTTGGTCTGTATCAGACTCCTCAAATTATTCATTACATTTTAGTGGAGTTAAGTTTCTTAAAGAAAAGGCGGTTGACGAGTGGATACATTATATTGAAAATCACTTTACAAACAAATTTGAATATGATTGTATAATGACTACTTCGGAATATGATAGTCACTTTGAGCATGTATTGATATCTTCATTTGCAGCTCCATTGGCTCGAGTTAAACCATATAGTATTATGCAATATAGGTCTCCTTCAACATTAGATAAATGGGCTCCAAATTTATTTGTTTCTTTAAACGAATTTTATTCCATTAAAAAGAAAATGTTACTTGAGTTCAAATCACAAATTCATCACGGATATTTTAGTGAGTCTGTTTTAGATGGATTCCACACTAATTTTCAATGTATGAAAAAAGGTCAAGGATTTGTAGAATCATATAAAATAATTACAGCATATGAATAATAAAGAAACAATAAATTAATTATTCAAAAGTATTGCAACAGCAACAAACAGATTCAAATAGAACCGTGTATGGATTCCAAAAATATAAAGTATGCATAAAATAGTATTGTATTGTAAAAGTTACGGACCTGATGTACATAGAGCAAAGGATTTATTAGAAAGTATCACTAAATACAACTCTAATAATATTCCATTTTATATTTCAGTTCCTTCTTCTGATATAGATTTGTTTAAACAAACTTTAGGAGAGTATGGATATACCTTATTAAAGGATGAAGATATTGATAGTTTAAATGAAGGTTGGAAAGGCCAACAAATAGTTAAAAGTCAATTTTGGAAATTAGGATTGTGTGAAAATTATGTATGTATAGATTCGGATTGTATATTCATTAAAGAATTTAAAATTAGTGATTTTATGTTTGATAATGAAACTCCCTATACCATATGTCACGAATATAAATCGTTTTTTGAATTCATGCAAAAGTATCCACTAAATTTTGATCCATACGAATCGTTTGAAAAGGAAAGAAAACAGATTATGGAATTGTTTGGGAGGGAAGGAGTTGTATATGACTTTGGTCCTGGTCCTACAATATGGTCAGCTAAAGTCTGGAAGTCATTGGAAAATAATTACATAATTCCAAACAATTTGAAATTTAGTGATTTAATTGAAGCTAATGGGTCTGAATTTACTTGGTATGGGGAATGGCTATTACATAGCCAAGCTATACGATTAATACCAAAAGGTCCATTGTTTAAGAATTATCATTATCCTCATCAATTTGAATACGATAAACATATAAATTACACAACAGAAAAGATATCCAAACTTTATTTAGGAATTGGATTACAATCAATATATAAATTTAATTAATATGAAATCATTAGAAGAAATTAGCTTAAACTACGAATCTGATAAAGGAAGTGTGTATCATGGATACTTAAATATCTATGAAAAGTATTTTTCAAAATACAGAAACAACTTAAATAACTTTTTAGAAATAGGATTATGGAAAGGGGAAAGTATCAAAATGTGGCGAGAATATTTTACAACGGGTAATTTAGTTGGGGCTGATATTTTAGATTTATCTCATATTCAATTACCTAATACGCAAATCAAGCTTTGTGATCAACAAGACCGCAATCAATTACAAAAATTGATTGATGATACTTTTAATGAATTTGATATTATAATCGATGATGGGGGTCATTGGCAACATCAACAACAAATTACTTTAGGATTTATATTTCCATATTTAAAATCAGGAGGTATCTTTGTTATTGAAGATTTGCATACTGCAAATAACCCAGCATATACAAAACCAGGTGATGTATCTACTTTGGAAATTTTACATACTTGGAAAGACACTGGAAATTTGGTTAGTAATAATATGACTGAAAGTGAGATTAGATATTTAGCAGAGAATGTAGGTGAAATTCACATTGAACGAGCAAATGTATCAGATATCGTATTTATTATAAAAAAATGAAAAGTTGTATAATTTTTTCTTGTACAATAATCTCAATACAACGAATGTATGTATTACATAGATTTTTAGAAACATTTCAAAAACATTTTTACGATTGTGATATATTTGTAGGAGTTAATCCGATAAGTTTAGAAGATGTTGAATCTATTATACAATCATATGGATTGAATATCAAATCAATCGATCGTTGCCCGATTGAGTTATATTCTGATATCGATGCATCTGCATATCAAATTGCATTAAAAAAATTGTCAGAATCTGGTACTGAATATGAAAATTATTGGTTTGTACATACTAAAAGTGGAGTAAATGAGCATAGTAACTATTTGAGAGAATGGTATATTGAAAATTTTTTATCAAATCGACAATCAATAGAATCTTTTATTAATAATACTTCAGGTATTGGTTCATATGCAATGTTAGGTTTAGAATATGATGATGCTCGAGAATTTGGTGAAACCGATTGTGATATTGATATTTTTAAAAACACACTTACAAATGATTTACCATATACTCATGCATATTTCTTTTATATACACACATTGTATGTTATTAATAAAAAACCAATGCAAATATTCTTAAAATTAATATCAAATAAATGGTTTGAAACAAAATTAGACCGATATTATTTTGAAGGTGTATTTCCCTTTATAGTTTCCAGATCTGGATATTTTCCTTACATTGAAAATCGCTATACTTGTAACGGGGTAGATTTGTATGAAACGTTGACAAAATGGATAACGGACAATGGGTTGGAAAAGTATAAAAAATATTCTAATATATTTAAAACAAACTACTTATTTCATCAATTAACCCCACCATATGTTATTAGCAACTCTTAATCATAATCTTCCGCAATGGACAGATAACTTAATTAATCAACTAAAGCGAGACCCATTATTCGCAGAATGTGAACTAATGGTATTAGATAATGGTTCATCAGAACCATTGGCTAAATCTACAACACATCGATTAGAAGAAAATGTATTCTTTGGAGGTGGGTTTAATGTTGTATTAGATTATTTTTTACAAACTAATCATGATTATTTATATTTTTTAAATAATGATTTAGTATTTCATGGTCCTAAATTTTTATCTATATCCCTTAAAGAAGCACATCAATATAATGCAGCGGTATATTCCCCTACAGTAATTAATGCATCCAAAGAACAATGCCATTGGAAACAAATGTGGAATTGGGGACACGGAGTTCGTTATGTAAGCTGGGTAGATTTTCAAGCGCCTTTATTACGACGAGATATATTAGAAAAAATACAACATTTTCCTGATGAATTGATTTATGGTTGGGGACTAGATTTTTATACAGGGTGTATATCAGAAACAAATAATTTTAAAACGGTTGTTTCTGATATGAATACAATTGCACATATGAATTCTTTGACGTTTAAAGAAAATAAAATTAATATCGGCGTTTCAGAATTTTGTCAAAACGCAGAATTTGGAATGAATAATTATTTTTCCAATTCCGAATACAGCGAATTATATCAAAAATTAAGAATATATGGAGAAAATTACACAATATGATTGAATTAAAAGGAACAAAAATAGTAGAAGTTCCATACTTTGCCAACCAATTAATAGATAATATAAAATCAGTATTAATTATCGGAGAATGTCAAGGGGGTATAGAGGGGATTTCAGAAACTATTTATGAAAAAGGGTTTACCAATGTATCTACAACAGATATTATGCCATCTTTGCCCGAATATTGGTTAAGACAAAATACCAATTGGAAGCACATACAATGCGATTTTATTGAATTTGATGAATCAAATAAATACGATTACATAATTTCAATATCGGTGTTTGAGCATTTTGGGTTTTGGTTTGCTGGAAACCGTATGGCAAATGGGTTAGCTGAAGATGATATTTGTAGATGGAATCATGATTTATTAGGAATTAATAAAGCATGCGCACTTCTTAAAGATGTTGATTCAAAACTTATAATTACATTACCAGCCGGTCCATATATGAACTATGAAGAAAGTGGTGAACCATTTTTAAGATATTATGATTATCGTAGACAAAATTTAATTAAAGAAGAATTAAAAAGAAACGGATATTATATTACTGATGAAAAGTTTTTTTATTCCGCTGATTTTAATTCATGGGAAGAAATGTCCGCAGAAATAAATAATCCGAAATTTTATTCATACTATAATTTATATACACCAAATGTAATTTGGGGTCTAACAATTCAAAAATTATGATATCACTAATTATACCCAGCTACAACAACCTACAACACCTAAAAAATGCTTATAATTCTATTAAAAAGCGCGCACAAAATGCTGAAGTTATCTTATTAGATGATGGTAGTACTGATGGAACTTGGGAATGGATTTGGGAACTCGCCGAATCACACCAACATAGAGAGGTAAAGTGTTACAAGTCGGATGAGCGAGTTGGACATACAATACTTTATGATAAGGGTATTGAGATAGCCACGCACGATATTGTGGGTATCCTTCATGCTGACATGATTATAGGGCCAAACTATGTTGAGAATATGATAAAGCATTTACAGCCAGGTAAAGTTGTTTGTGCTACTAGAATTGAACCCCCATTACACCCCGAAGGTAAAGAAAAGATAATTAAAGATTTTGGTTTAGATTTTGATACATTAAACATACCAGCGTTTGAAGAGTATTGTATTCAATCTCAGTTGGAAAATAAGGATAAAACCACCAAAGGTATGTTTGCTCCTTGGATTCTTTACAAATCAGATTTTCAAGCAATTGGGGGGCATGACCAATTATTTGCACCATTTCCATATGAAGATTCAGACATATTCCAAAGATGGATATTAAACGGATATGAATTAATACAAAGTAGAGATAGTTTTGTATATCATTTGACTTGTAGAGGGCATAGGTGGAATGAAAAAGTTGGTGTTGATGATGATTATTATAAAATGGTATCTCAAAAGGCTGCCCGAAACTACCTGCGTAAATGGGGTAGTTGGATAAAAAACGATGAGTATCAGTATCCAATCATCCCCCACAAATATGGTGTTGGATTAGTAGTAAAGAATTGTAATTTAGATTTATTAAGAGCATTAGAACCTTGGTGTGATAAAATATATATTGAGGATGATATGGGTGTGATAACCACTAATTACATTGAAGAAGAACAAAAAAATACAAAGTTTGATTTGAGTAAAAGAATTCGTTTAATTCACCACCACGACCCTATTTGTGAGAATGATGTTGTTATTGAGTTTGATGGTAGGATGTTAAACCAAAATAACTTTATATTTATTGAAAGATTATCGGAGATTTTAACAGAGAATGAAATATCAGTTGGTTATTATGAAATGGATATATTTAAATTCCATATTAGTTCAGTAAGACATTACGAAAATGATTTAATAAAAATTGTGAATAATTATGCCTAAAGTAGATTTAAGAAATTATGATTATGGAGAACCCGCAGGATTTGAAAAGTTTAAGCCCAAAAAAGGGAGAAAGAATGAGAATGTTGATGACATTCTCCAACCACAGGGGAAGCCTGTTAGAGGGGGAGAGAGTGAAGATAGAAGAGATACTACCAAAAAATGAAATAAAAATATCAGACCCATTTGGAATTGAGTGGGTTATTCCAAAAAATTATCTATTTATATAAGTAGTTAAATAGAGTTTTGTCAATTCAGTTATGGTAATATAATTAGAAAGGACAAAGGGACTATGAAAAAATTTTTTACTGAAATTTTCCAAGACGAAAAAGGAAAATTCTCTTCAAAACAATTTGTTGGTATTGTAGCGGGTTTAATGCTATGCTTCACAATGTATCACAACCAATTTACCGATTCATCTATTGCACCGGCTGATGCACTAATCAATGCCGTTGCTGCTCTTTCATTTGGAGCATTGGGGTTAGCATCCGCAGACAAGATTTTTAAGAAAAATGATTGTAATTGTGGAAATGGGGGGACTGAATAATGGGGTTTTTAAACAAACTATTATATAACGAAGATTTTCAAAAGGTTGAAAATGACCAAAGGTTTAATTTCATGCTTCAAACCATGCAATCAAATCGTTGGAAAATTACCTTATTGGTTTTATTCACCTTCTTTTTTATTGTATTTGGTATTGTGTTAGCAGTAATGTTCAAAGCAACCATTGAGGAAGCTTGGAAAGAGTTGCTACTTATCCTTTTAGGTGCTTTTGTGGGTAATCTAAATAAGGTAGTTGATTTTTGGTTCTCTAACGAAGATAGGGATAAGATGTTAGTTCAGAAAATGGATGAAGAGGATGGTTCTTCGGTATCATCTGCTGAGTAATAAAATAAGGGAGAAATAAATTAAATGAAAACACCAATAACATTTGAGCAATTTAGTAAAGACCCGGTCAAAGGTTTATTATTCATTGTAATAGTTGCCATTGGGTATCTTTACATTGATATTAAGATGAACTATTCCGGTCAGGTTTCAAAGCGTGAGGATGAAATAGTTGCGTTAAATGGGAAAATTGATAAATTAACGGAGCATGTTCGTAAGAGCGATTCCACTTTGGGGTATACTATTTCAAAGGTTGAAATGTTGGAGATTTTGAGAAATGAAGGCAAGTAATTATTATTACATCATAGCAATCATTGCTATCGTTGGATTAACTGCTGTGTTGGCTGATAATCCTACTCCAATAGACCCGAAAGAAAAGGAATTAAACGATTTACTTAAAAAATCAGTAGAAAGATTAAAGGTAGTAAATTCACTTGTTAAACGAATTGATAATGTTGCAAATACGGAAGTTACCGGTATGAAAGATAGTATCAAAACGTTGGAAGAAGTAAAAACTGAACTTATTGCTGAAAAAGAGCAACTTATCGTAGAAAAACAACAATTAGTAGAAGAAAAAGAACAATTATCGGTGGTATTATATGAAACACAATCTATTATTAAGCGTGACACTATTCCTGCTTCCCCTTTTAAGTTGGAGCCAATCGTACCCCTATCAGAGAATTGAGGGTGGTGATACGGTTGTCGTAATGACAAAAAAGCAAGGGGATGATATTAATGGTGTGTTTAGGACTAACAAATTTACTATTGACTCATTGTATGTTAGAAATGGGTTATTAGTTAATCATGTATTAAAATATGATTCAACTCTTAAGGAATCAATGGAAATGAATATATTATTAGATAGTATTTTATCCTCCGAAACTGCAGCATACCAAAGAGAAATAAGTAGTGAACTTAAACGGGATAAGAAGATTAACAAAATAATGGGTGTTAGTTGGTTTTTATTCTTTTTTTTATATTTATTGTAAAATAGGGGTTAATTATGAAAGAAATATTTAAAGCGATTTTAAAGTATTTATTCGCAAACACAAAATTAGATGAAAAAGTTGCTGATGTGCTTGAAACGGCAAAAACCGAAGCAGCTAAATTAGATAAGAAATTTGATGATTTGAAAGAGGATGTGGAAAAAGAAGAGGTTGTTGATGCACCTACCGAAGATGCGGTTACCGAAGAAGTTGAAGAAACAGTTACGCCAAAATCAACCAAAAAAACAATAAAAAAAGGATAATTTATGGATTTTAATAAGTTAAAAGGGCATGTTCCTGATAAAGTTCTTGCTGAACTACCAACAATTGCAAAATTTAAGATTGATACCCCATTGGAAGTTGCACACTTTTTAGCACAGTGTGGGCATGAAAGTGCTGGATTTAAGGCAGTTCAAGAAAATTTGAATTATGGTGCAAAGGGTTTATTAGGTATTTTCAAAAAATATTTCCCAACCGAAGCAAAGGCACTTCAATATGAAAGAAAGCCTGAAAAGATTGCCAATTTAGTATACGGTAGTAGAATGGGTAATGGCCCAGAAGCAAGTGGAGATGGATACAAATTCAGAGGTAGAGGTTATATCCAATTAACAGGTAAAGATAATTACACTGCGTTTGGTAAAGCATTGGGTGAGGATATTGTTGCTAACCCAGATTTAGTAGCAACCAAATACCCATTATTATCAGCTGCATGGTTCTTTCAGCGTTGTTTGGATAAATGTAAAGATGATAGTGATGCATCAGTAACCGCAGTTACAAAATGTGTAAATGGTGGAACTATCGGCCTTCCTGATAGATTAAAACACTTTAAAGAATATTACGCATTGTTAAAATGAAATTCCCCATATCTTTTGAGGACTTTGTAAAAGACCCCATCAAAGCCATTATGTTTTTGGTTTTGGTGGGGATTGTGTTTCTATATATAGATAATCGTATGGTGTATAAAGAGCAAATTGAAGCCCAAAAGGAACGGATTGTTAAATTAGAGCAGGATGTTGAAAAATTACAGCAAACTGTGGTTAAATTAGTCAGAGAATGCGATTAAAGATAGATATAATTGGAATTAGTATGGCCTTTGTTATGGGTGCGTATATTGGTTATTATTTTGGTGATAATCATTTACGTGAGGATTTTAGATTAAATGAAGAAAATCTAAGAGACCAGATAGATGAACTACATTATGAATTGCATATAGAACGAACTGGGTATGACCCATCGGTTGATGATGAGTTTAATGGTGTTAGTGATTCAGTTCATACCCCCACCAAAATCATAAAACGGGATGAAGTAAAAAAAATTAAAACATATGTAGACTCTTTGGAGTTTATTGCCAAAAAAAAGATTGAGTTGCATCGAATAAAAAAGTATAATGATAGTGTAGAAGAATATTTATTAAGAACCGAAATAGATAATTTGAAAAAGGAAGTGAAATGAAACTCGATATGATTACAAACCCTATAATGTTGATAATAACCTCTACATCTGCTCTATTTGCTTTTATATGTAGTTACTTTATGGAGTTATACATGAATAATCAGGACCAATATATAGCAGTTATGGGTGTGATGTTTTTAGATGGTATATTTGGGATGATAGCAGGAACAAAGCGGGAAGGATTTAAGACCCATAAAGCCCTTAGTATACTTAAAAACACCGTAGTTTGGATAATGATACTATCGGGCGTTCTAATGATAGAGCGTGGGTTTGCAGGAACAAGTTGGTTGAGTGAGGTAATCATTGTTCCATTTATGATATTTCAGTTGGTTAGCGCACTTAAAAACGCTTCAATGGCAGGGTATATAAAAGTTGGGTTATTAAACGAAATACTTGATAAAATAGATAATCATAAAGGAAAAAGATAGTATTTATTATATATGGATAATACTAAACAATATAGTTGGAAAGAGTGGATTTTAATTCCCCAAAATAAGGAGTTATACCAAAAAGACCAACTTTCGGCTCTTAAACTATTTCAATTAGAAGTGGTTCGTAGAGGTGATATGAAAAAAACGGAGGTAAAACATAATGTGTGATTGTAATAAAAAGAAGGTGAATGAAATCGCTGTAATGAGTATTAGCAAGCGTGATATTGAAAAGAAAGTAAATGATTTGGTATATGGTAGTACGCTATCATTCACATCCGGCATACAAAGTGCTGCTTCCAAACAAAAAGTTGTTGATAAGATGGATAAAGTTGGTAAAAATCGAATCAGTTGGAGTAAGGACAGAGATAATATGGTAAAAGAATTACTACCATTTGTAATTGATTTATATAAAAAGTATCTTGCCCCCATAATAATAAGAGAACGTGCTTTTATTAGTGAGGTGGATGGGGTAGTAAATAGAGAATTAAACTTAAGGGTTTCTACACTATTAAAGAGTGAGTTAGGGCAATTTAAAATTGGAAGTCCTCAACACCAATTTGCAGTTATGCACATTTTAATAGGTGCCCTTAAACATGCAAAGTTCAATTTACAGGCAAAAAAAGTTCCTATTTTGTTTAAAGGGGCCAAATTCGATAGTAATTTAACGGGTGAAGAGTGGGCAAGTAGTGTTTTAAAAACAATACGAGGATATGAGGCCATTGGAGTTAAGATAGCAAAATTGGCAGAGAATAATGGTGTTGATATTGTATCGGCTATTGGGTTTTATGTATCAATGACAATTGGTAGACCGATTGGTGAAAAGATTCAAAATTTGGTTGAATATAATTTGACATTGGGTGATTTTATAAGAGAAAATATTAATATTATAAATGGTGAGGTATTCGTTAAAAGCAATGGGTAAAAAAACTACAATAAACGAGTCCCCATTGGGTTCACTAATAGTTCGTTTGGCTATTTTGGGTGGTGCTGCTGTAATGAGAGTGCTTGCACCATTGATATTTCAAACCCTAATTAGGGGTATCGCCAGAACTTATTATGGTGTAAAGG